AGTTATAGTAGTTATAAGCTATGTTATTTAATTGAAGACATGCGTAATGCTTTATTAACAGAAAAATACCTTCAACTCTTTTTGGATTGTATCTGTAACTTTCAACTAAATAATAAAAAGCTTCTTCGTTTCCTTTTAAATGATATAAATTTATACAAGAATTATACTTTTCATCAAACCATCCGTTAGATTTAAGAGTTAAAAGATACCATTCAATTGCTTTTTCTTTATTACCAGCATCTTTGTAACTATTGGCACAGTAATATGTCAGATTCATTTGCACCCGGTGATATAGTAGTAAAGACGTTCTCTATTAAGTCCGACCGAGGATCTCTAGATCTATCTAAGTCCTTCACCTCGGCTTCTATCTATGAGAGCATCTTTACACCAGGAATCATTATTGACGTCGAAGTAATGGACACCGACGACCAGATCGGCCAGCTCAAGATAAGCGGCGACGAAGAAGTCACCATCACGTTTCAAGTTCCAGGTGGAGCAACTGCTAACTACAAGATGGGTATAAGTCACCTTACAGAAGTCAAGGGAAATACCTCCTCTCTTAAGCACAAGATCTATAAGATCAACATGGTCTCTATCGAGGCTCTCAAGGCAAAGAACAACTACGTAGAGAAGACATACAGCGCTCAGATCTCCGAGATCATAAAGTCAATTCATAAAGACTACCTCCAGAGCACTAAGAAGATCGAGGCTGAAGACACCAAGGGAACTCAAGACATAAAGTTCTCGCACGAGAATCCATACAGGGCTATCGAGCTGGCTATGAAGAGAGCCGTGTCTAATGAGAACAAGTCTTCTCTCTTCGTGTTCTTTGAGACTAGATCGGGTTCCGACCAGATATTTAAGTTCACGACAGTTGAGAAGCTATTTAAGGGCAGCTCGGTTAAGACTTTCAACCAGTCTTCAGCCGTTAACGTCGATATGAACAGCAAGAACGACAACCAAATCTTTGCGGTTGAGACCCCTAATCAGTTTAACGCGGTCGATAGAATTGCTATCGGTGGTCAGGTAAAGGTCGCGACGTTCAACTTTAGAACTTGGGAGTACACTACCAATACTCTCACCAAGAACAGCACTGACTACACTACAGGCGGTAAGAAAGACATCAACACCGGCGCGTTTACCCAGAAGTATAGAAATCCTTCTGGGCAGGCCAAGCCGAGACTCCTGCTTATTCCCGTAGATACTTCTCAGAGAGCAAAGACAAGCATTCCCACTTACATAGCGGATCGCCAGAGCTTTGCTTCTACGCTGATGCAGGGAACTGTTAAGATAAGAGTTCCCGGAGATCTCAACTTAAAAGCTGGCGACGTGATCACCGCCAACCTCCCTACTAGAAAGGGAACCACTGATAATCCAAGCAATGACTCTCAGCTCTCGGGAAAGTTCTTAATATCTAGAATCCATCACGACATCGGTAAAGTCGGAGAGAGACCTAGATATACATGTGTGATTGAATGTTTGAAGGGTAATCCGGAGTGATAAGATGACAGAGGCAAGTTTAGGTTCTTCATTCTCTTGGTGGATCGGCAAGGTCGTTAACGTAAAGGATCCGGACCAGTCCGGTCGAGTGCAGATACGCGTATTTGGAAAACACGACGACACCAACAATATTCCAGATAAAGATCTTCCGTGGGCGATGCCGCTTCAGCCCGTGACTTCTCCCGCGATCGGTAAGCTTGGTACTGCACCTCTCGGTCTAGTCAAAGACTCTAAAGTAGTTGGCTTCTGGGCTGACTCTGACCAGCAGTATCCAATCATCATGGGAAGCTTTGGCAAGGCCGGTGATCCAAAACCCGGATCATCTACCGACGGCGCGGAGACGATCGACATCAAGACCGGATCTATCCCGTCAGCTGCGGTTAACCAGAGCGATCCCGTCGAGTACAACGCCTTCAGCAAGTTATTTCCGGGTCGTATCGACATCAACAAGATCAACAGCTCGGGAGCAGATCCAACCGTAGGTAAGTTCACTATCTCTACAGGTATCGTAAACAAGACCGCAGTTGACAGCAAGCTCAAGGAGCCGACGAAGCCGACTACTGCCTCTGCAGATAAGACGGCCACAACTGACATCTTAGATCTAGTAAAGCAGGTAGATCCTAATAAGTTGAGTCGAGCTCTTCCGGGTGCGGTCGATGGCTTCAACACGGTTCGCAATATCATGAGCTTGACCAGTCCGGTCGGTCTCACTAACTTACTATCCGGAAGCTTGATCAAGAGCATCACGGGCTTGGCTGGATCTATTGGCGTCGCCGGCGCTCTTGGAGCTATGACCGGTCTAATTGCTTCTGGATCTCTTACCGGTATCGCACAGAATGCTCTCAAGCTAGCAGTCGCAGACGTCACGCTTACCGCAGCACTCAACGGCGGCAGCTTACCACCAATCGCCACTGCTCTAGTAGTTCCACAGATCAGCGCTGCTATTGGAAGTCCAGTAGCTAACTTGATCTCTACGTCTATACCACCGACATACGTCCAGCAGTACTATCCTCTCGAGAGCGAGCCATATCCAGGATACATTCACTATAAAGATGTTAGCACGGGTCAGAGTCTCTATAAGCTTCGCGGTCCAACTGACTATCACTTTGCTTCTGCTCAAGATCATATCCAGCACGAGCACTCAACTATTATGGAAGCTCAGTTTGGAGCAGCTCTAGCTGGAGGAGCGGCGACTGCCTTGCTAGGTGAAGGTAATGCAATTAGCTCAGTTGCTAACGCTATCAGCGGAGGCGGAGCGGTTGCTGCAGTTGGTAATGCTCTAGGAGGTCTCGCGGGTGGCGCAGTCGGAGAAGTCGGGAGCGCTCTCGGTGGTCTCGCAAGTGGTGCCAGCGCGCTAAGCGGACTAAGTGGAGCAGTCGGAGGTCTCGCCGGTGGAATTGGTAACATAGCGAGTGGCTTGGGTGGAGACGCGATAGCTGGTCTAGCCGGATCAGTTACAGGTGCCCTCTCAGGAATAACCAACATGGGTATCGGTTCTATTCTTGGGGCCGGCATGAATCCACTAAATATGGTTGCAAATGCTACCAAGCTTCTACCTAACATCGGTGGAAATATTCAAAACTTAGTAAATGGCGCTCTACCAAAGTCGGCTCTTGACATCGGTAAGGTTGGTCCGGCAATGAGTGACTTCACTAAGAATCAAGCTCTTCTCGCTCAGAAGAAGAACGCGATGAACAGCGCTCTCAAGCCTGATATTGACTCTAAGCTAGCAGATGCTCAGAAGAGACTAGCGGCTTCCGAGAATGCTAAGAACATAACTGGAACTTCTGAAGTTATTAACGGTCAGCGCGTGACGTACACCGCGACCGGTGCAACTATAAGTAAGGTGTAATATGGCATACGATCCGAATCAAGCTCATCCTAAGATTGACTACAAGGGAACATATCCTAATCTCTATGTTACCACTCGTCCAGATGGAAGTCAAGAGATCAGGAGCGTTGAACCTGGACACGAGTGCTCGTTCGTCATTCACCCCGATGGAAGCTACGACGGGGTTGGTCCAGATGGTCAGCACGTCAGCGTTAAGACCGGCAAGAGCCACGCTTATCACGGAGATGGCGTCTCTCACACAGCTGATGGCCACCACGACACTAAGATAAGCGGGACACAGAGATCTACCACTGCTGGAGGAAGCCACTCTGAGACCGGCGGGAATCAATCCTCAGGCGGTGGTGGTTCAAAGATCGCAGGCACCAATGATTCTCAGATAAATACTTCTGCTAGTGGAGATGGGTTTCACACTACCGAGGGAAACATAGTCACCGATCATACCGGCGATGTCCATCACAATATCATGGGTAATGACATATCTCAGATCACCGGAAACAAGATCCAGATGATCTCCGGTGAGTATGGGATTCACATGCAGAAAGGTAACTTTGACGTTACCGTTGATAAGGGTAAAGTTAAGATTGAGGCTAGTGACGAGATCGAGTTGAAAGTTGGTGATAACTACATCAACATCAACAAGAAAGGTATTGGTATCCAGCACAACGGGTTTATCAATATCTATGCGACTGGTGATCAGAATATTGCTATCATTAACTATGGTTCCGGTAAGTCTGGAATCTTGTCAATTAACAATGAAGTTGTGGTTTCCGGTAAGAGCAACAAGATCAAGTCCGCTCAGGGTACTCTGCTTGAAGTAAGTACGGTTCCTCCAGGCGGGCAGGTAATACCTAAGAAGTAGGATAGATGGTAACAAGAGCAGATAAGTTTACGCAGTCGGCCCAACAGGAGATCTTCAGTGACTTCTTGAATAGCTTTGGTGTGCACCCAATAACTGGAGCTCTTGGTAAGACCACAAACGCCAATGCAGTCAAGCAGTCTATCAGGAACTTGATCTTCACTAACTATGGCGAGAGATTCTTTCAGCCTCAAGTTGGAGGAGACGTCTATAGGTCTCTCTTCGAGCCGATCACCAGCTTGACTTCAAAGAACATAGTCGACTCAATAACTAAGACAATTAACTACAATGAACCGAGAGCTAAGTTGCTCGGCGTGAACGTGTACAACGGTACTGACGAGAACACCGTGGTAGTCTTGGTTGTATTTTCTTTAATAAATAATAGTACTCCTATATCACTAGACGTTACGCTCACGAGAGTAAGATAAAAATGGCAGCTAACAGCGCACTAACTATAACTTCTCTAGACTTCGATACTCTCAAGACAAACTTGAAGACTTTTATGAAGTCCCAGTCTAGTCTAAAGGACTATGACTTTGAAGGTTCAAACATCAACGTCCTCCTCGACATCCTGTCTTACAATACATACATCAACTCGTTCTATACGAATATGGCTATCTCTGAGATGTTTATTGATAGCGCTCAGGTGAGGGACTCAGTCGTATCTCATGCAAAGCACGTCAACTACGTCCCAGCTTCTGTAAAGTCTCCAGAAGCTCTCATCAACATCACATTTACAACCAGCGGAATTGGAAACGCATTTGAGATCCCCAAGGGAACTCAGTTCTCCGGTCAGAACGCGAACGGATCTTTTGTATTCACAACCGATCGCAACATCACATCGCTATCAACTTCAAATACGTTTACGTTCTCTAATGTTGCGATCTATGAAGGAACTTACTTCAGCGAGGTGTACACAGTTGACTACACCAACCTCAACCAGAAGTTCTTAGTAACAAATCCAACGGTCGACACCGACAGCTTAGCGGTGACTGTTATAGAGAACAACGGTCAGACTATAACTAACTTCTCAAGAGCAGATTATCTCTACGACGTTACTCCAACTTCAAATGTATTCTTCTTACAGGCATCTGCAGGCGGCACCTACCAAGTTTACTTTGGAGACGGCGTATTTGGTCGCACCCCTCAGAATGCATCTACGGTATTGCTATCTTATAGAGCTTCTCTGGGAACTGCCGGAGCAGGTGTAACTACTTTCTTCATGGATCACGACCTAGGACCAACCAACGGCGGTCAGGTCACGGGAACTTCAATAACTACTGTTACCGGATCTTCCAACGGTGCAGATCGCGAGTCAATCGAGTCTATTAGATTCAGGGCACCTAGAGCCTACCAGACACTCGGTAGGGCAGTTACCATGAATGACTATCGCAACATCATCTTAGATAACTTCAATGAAGTGAAAGACGTCAACATCTATGGTGGAGAGACCGTAACCGGAAGCGTTCAGTACGGCAAGGTGTTTATCTCACCGAGCACATACTCAGGCTCACCTCTCACTAACCAGAGAAAAACAGATCTTATCACTTTCTTGCAAGATAAGAAGGTGTTGAACATACAGAACGTAGTTATCGATCCAGAATATATCTACATCATTCCTACCATAACCGTGACAGTTAACTTCAACAACACCTCTCTTTCTCCAGCTCAGATTGAGACAATGGTAGTGACTTCTGCTACAAACTTCAACAGCAACTATCTCCAGCTGTTTAACAATACATTCAGGTTCTCAAAGTTCACCGAGGCTATCGACGCGACCGACCCGAGCATTGTGGGTAACCAGATCACGACTCAGGTCTACAAGATCGCTCAGCCAGCTCTTGGTTCTACGAGCTCAATAAGTACAACATTTAATAACCAGCTAATTCCTGGAACTATAGTTAGCTCTAACTTCCTAGCAGCTGATGGTAACACTTACCAGATCACCGACTACAATCCGAACGTTAACTCGTTCTCTAGAGTTGGAACTGGAAGCAGCTTTGAAGTGCAGAACACCAATCCGGTGCTCTACCTAAAGCTCGTCACAACCAATAACACAGTCACCTACTCAAACATCGGAAGCGTCGACTATACGACCGGCACTCTCTCGATCAATAACATCACGGTGATTGACTTCTTGGGAGCTACCGGCATACAGCTCTTTGCCACCACCTATTACGATGACATCGTAGCATCTTATAATAACGTAGTTGAGATCGACCTAGCCAGCATGGTAGTTAATACAGCGGTTGCAAGCTAATGCAAATTGAGAAGTTAGTATCCCCTCTAGTACCGTATCAGTTTCCCGCTTTCTATAGAGATCAGGGACCTAACTTCATCGCGTTTGTTCAGGCGTACTACCAGTGGATGGAGCAGAACGGTCAAGTTCTAAATGTATCGAGATCCGCACTCGACTACATGGACATTGACACGACTCTAGATTCATTTATCCAGTACTTCAAAGATAAGTTCATCAACTCTCTGCCGGAAAATGTTGTCGCTGACAAGAGACTCTTGATCAAGCACATCACCGATCTCTATAATGCCAAGGGAACTGAGAGAGGTTACAAGCTTCTCTTTAGAATGCTCTTCAATGAAGATATAGAAGTCTATATTCCGGGCGAGCATATCATGAAGTCTTCAGACTCAACTTGGTATGTTCCAACATATATCGAGGTTACCGATACTCCATTTAACGGAAGTCTCATTGGAAAGAAGATCTATACGTCGGGTGGAGCCACCGCGATCGTTGAGAGCACCTACAAGAAAGTCGTTCAAGGCAAGACCGTAAACGTCATCTACATCTCTGCGATCGACGGTGAGTTCAAGTCTGGTCAGAAAATCCTATCCTTTGATGTTCCGGCAATAACTACAAACAACGCTCCCATCATCATCGGATCTCTATCAACTATCAGCGTCACTTCCGGCGGCACCGGCTACAACCCGGGAGATCTTCTTACAATTCAAGGAAGCGGATCGGGTGGTACGGCTCAGGTCCTTACTACAACTAACCAAAACGGTAAAGTTTCTCTCTACTTAAAGAATGGAGGCTTTGGCTATACCGTTAACGCAATCGTGAGCATTACTGGTGGTTCTGGTTCTGGCGCTTCCGCTAATGTCGGAGGACTCACTAACAAGCAAACGTACTCTGTCATAACCGACAACATAAGTGGATTCTTAAGTACAACTCTAGAGTACTCTATCCAGACAATGGCTCTAGGTGTTAATACTGTAGTTGGAAGCTTCTCGTCTAATAATACTGTAACTTCAGCTGCCAACGTCATCCATCTCGACGTCAGCTACGTAAGCGGACAAGTTACCGCGGGTGAGACTCTATCAAATTCATCACTTAACATAACTGGCCTTCAAGTATATAAGCCGGACCAGACTGTCCTGTATATCACTGGAACTGACGCAAATATGACAAATGCGAATCTAGTTCCAGGAATCATCCTCGTGAGTAACTCAACCGGCTCGGTAGTTAAAGTTAGATCAACTTGGCCTAAAGTTAGAGTTACTTCAAACGGTATAGTTAATTCTGCTGCGTCAAACAGCTCGGTAATTACGGTCTTTAATTCTACTGCAAACATCGGCTACTTCATTCCGGGAAGCACTCTAACTGATGCTAATACTGGAGCGACCGCTACTATTCACTCAGTAGCCAGACAGACTGACTGGGGTGGCTTTCCAGCAGCGGGCAGCATAACCAATCTAGACACACAGCTCAATGCTTCTTTGAATATTCAGAATCTAGAAATTGGAACCATAACATATCTCAAGAACATCAATCCAGGAAATGGCTATTCTTCTAGCCCGACAGTTACCATCACCGAGCCAAACATCTATAACTTAAGAATCTCAGATGGTGTCGGTGGCTTCTGGGGCTACGATGCAAATGTCGTCGCTTCTGCAGGTAATGCAAATGGTATCGTTACTTCAGTTAAAGTTGTAGATTCTGGCTTCAGTTATAATCCAGATGAGACGGTGATCATGAGCAACAACACAAATCCAACTGCAGTTACCGGAGTCTCTATCGTTGAGACACATGGGATTGGTCTCGGATCTTTTAAGAACAATATTGGATTCTTGAGTGACGACCAGTACATTCAAGATAGCTCTTACTATCAAGTGTACTCCTATGAGATCTTAGCTTCTAGAATGCTAGATACTTACAAGAAGCTCGTAGAAGATCTAGTGCATCCAACTGGAATAGCTCTGTTTGGCAGATACTCTCTAAAAAGTGAGTTAACGAATCAAGACTCTCAACCCGTCTACTTAAACATCGCGCAAAGCTAATAAATAAAAGAAACAACATTCGGATAGTATAATGGCCGTTTTAACAATTCATCATTACTTAGATATTATTAGATCATTCATCAATGATGTTGAGACACAGAACTCATACTATCTCTGGGCGGGAAAGCCCGACTCTTGGTTAAATCCAGCAGGCAATCCGGACGACAGCTCTAATAACATCACCACGTATCACTCTGCAAATGACTCGGTCTACCAGCACGAGTCAAGCATCTATCACGACATAATCTTCGGTAAGAAGATCACGCCGACATATATTGAGTTCTTGATTCCAAGAATCAACTGGGTAGCCAACACAGTCTATGGAAATTATGACCAATTTAACTCAAATTTGTACAGCAGTAACTTCTACGTAGTTACCGATAACTTAGACGTATTTAAGATCATCGATAATAACAACGGCGCTGCTTCAAAGATTAAGCCTACTCTGACTACGCAGAGTGGTACGTTCCAGACTTCCGACGGCTACACTTGGAAGTATATGTACACGATTGATAGCAACGCAAATACACTCTACACTACTACCAACTATATTGCTGTTAGACCAAATACCGCAGTTATCGCCAACGCGACTCCTGGAACTATCGACGTTATTAGAATCAATAACTACGGCAACGGCTATCCATATTACACCGGCTTCTTGGTTGCAAGCGCCAATAATAAGTCCGTGATCATCGACTCCAGCGCTAGCTATGCTAATGACTACTACACAAACAGCTCGATGTATCTGAAAGCCGGCTACGGTGCTGGTCAGATCAGAAAGATCGTGAAGTACGATGGTCTTAACAAGATTGTTACAGTTGATACTGCATTTAATACTTTTGCTACTTTTAATATCACAAGCATCACTGGACCTGATACATTTACCGCTGGAAACATCTTAACACAGAACGTCGACAACTTAGCAGTTCTATACACAAAGGGTGTTTTCCAAGTTGGCGATACTATTATTCAGTCTGATACCGGAGCGAACGCCACTATCGTGACTGCAAATAGCACTGTGCTAAAAGTAACTAGACCTGCCGGTGTTAATGCTTTCTCACTCGGCTATGCAGTCTACAATGCAAGTCAGAGTGGAACTATAAAGAGCGGCACCGTTAATATCACAGCCGGCAATAACTACGTTACTTCTACAAACACAGCTCAGACTGCATTTACAACTGACTTCTCAGTTAACGACTACATAAGAGTCGGCGGGAACGCTAATAACAACATTCGCAGGGTAACTGCCGTCAACAGCAGCGTGATCGTTACCGACAATGCGTTTAGCTCATCTGCAGTTGCAAATGTTATTTACAACTTACCTTATGCGTTTGAGCCGTCATCGATCACCCTCACTACCGCGAATGGTCTTATATCAAACACAAATATCTACGGCGTCATCCTTGGCTATTCAAACAAGACAAACCTCTCAATAAACTACACGACGGGTGAAAAGGTAGACATGGTTGATGCGAGTAACACCTCTCAGGGTGTTTCCGGCATCGTTTCTTATTCAAATACATCTACTGTAGTTTTGTCGAGCGTTACCGGTGGAAGCTTCAGCACTTCTTACTACCTCAGAGGTGAATCTAGCTTACAGAGAGCAAACATAACCTCGGTGACCAGCTATCCAAACATCACTATTAGCAATCCACTCGGTACATTTATCTCAGGTATTCCAGTAAATACTCGCGATACAAATGGCAATATCCTAGGCTCGGCAAACGTACTCTCATACTTCACCACTCCTAACCAGTTGACCGAGTACGTCATCTCCCCGACAGTTAATATTTTAGGAGACGGAGCGAACGCTCTAGCTTATGCGACCGTCGATACCTCAAATACTTCTACCGGAGCTCTCACAGCGGTGACAGTTCTAAATCCTGGAAGTGGTTACACATACGCAAACATAACCATCACCTCAAATAGCTTCTATGGAAATGGCGCGAGTGTCTATGGCGTTGTCTCTCCGGTGACTGGTCACGGTTCGGAACCTTACTCCGAGCTCGGCGCTAGATATGCCGGCATCACGATGACTTTTGCAAATGGTCTCAATGAAGGCTATAAGTTCCCAGTATATGGGACTTATCGCAGAATCGGTATAATCAAGAATCCAGTGTATAACAACATTACCGTGAACTTAGGTAGCTTTGATCGCGCTAGACTCTCGATCAATACAGTTAGTGGCTCCGGGTTCAGCACAAACGAGTATATCCTACAGGCAAACTCAGGTGCCGTTGGTAAAATTGTCTATGCAAACAGCAGCTACATTGAAATCAAAGAAGTTCAGGGAACATTCTCAGCTAACCTTAAGTTCGCCAACGGCGCTTCATCTAATGATAATATCTTAGGTCTAACTTCTAGAACTACCGCAAACGTCGCAACTTCAAACGTCGTCTACTTTACAAAGGGGAATGCCGTTGAGACCGTAAGCGAAATTACCAGTGGAGCAAATGCAACCATCGTAGCGACTAACAGCAACACTCAGCTGCTGCTAGCCAATGTCTATGGCAGGTTTGCAGTAGGTGATACTCTCTATGATCCAGTTACAAATGCCTATGCAAACGTCACTTCAATATTGATTGCAAACGGCACGATCGATGTCAGCAACACCTTTGGTACTAACTTCAACCAGACTCTTAGATTCCCGCTAACATCTAACTCAGCGCCTTTCCAGCAGTTTGAGAGAGTAACTCAAGCCTACTCAAACGCTACCGGCATGATCATCAGCAATAACAATGAGCAAGATGTAGTCTATACATCTGCTAATGGTAGTTTCTCAGCCGGAGACATCGTTAGAAACTCAGTCAATACCGCAACTGGAATCTTAACTTTTGCAAACAGTACTTATCTTAGAATTACTTCGGTCAACGGTGCTTTCTCCGCCACGCAGACCATTATAAATAATTTGAATGTGGGTGCTACTATCTCCAATGCCTATAATGTTCTAGTATTAAGTGACATAGGCGGAAGTGGTCTATTTAGCTCTGGATCTCTAAGTGGAAACGTTACCGGATCAATTACCGGATCAACAGGTAAGTGTAACGTTATTGGTAATATCATCCAGTATCCAGACTTAGTTATAAATACTGGGGAAGTTACTTATCTGGAGAACATCTCTTCTCCGTTCCAACTATCGAACACCTCGAAAGAGACAGTTCAAATCGTTATTAAGTTTTAGAGGAAAATATGGCTCTTCAGACAGACCTATCTCGCAGTCCGTACTTTGACGACTATAATGTAAATAAGAACTTCTACAGAATCTTATATCGTCCAGGCGTAGCTCTTCAGACAAGAGAGCTAAACCAGATGCAGACTATTATGCAGGACCAGATCGATAAGTTCGGTAGGTTCGTGTTCAAAGATGGCTCAGTCACTGAAGGTTGCTCATTTACGTTCGATGACAACTACTCCTACGTTAAGATCAACGATAACTACTCAAACAACTACGCCTTTACAATCACCGACTTCATTGGTAAAACAGTTACCAACGCAAATGGTCTAAAGGCTACCATCGTAAACACGGTTGCAGGTTATCAGTCACAGGATCCAGACCTCAATACTCTCTACATCAAGTATCTCAACACTGTTAACTATCCAAACGGCGCTCCTCAGCCAGTTTTTGCCAACGGTGAGAACTTAGCTATCGCTACCGTAGCCAACGTCGCTGTTGGTAACGTAACTGTGGCGACTGTGACCAACTCTACAGGTATAGGTTATGCCTTCACAACTACTGCTGGTACTATCTTTAAGAAAGGCTTCTTCATTACAGTCGAGCCTCAGACAATTATCATCAGTAAGTACAGCAATTCTCCAGATAATATCTCTGTAGGTTTTGACGCAGTTGAGAACATTGTTACTCCTGAAGCAGACTCAAGCTTATACGACAACGCAGCCGGTTCTCCTAACTACACAGCTCCAGGCGCGCATCGTCTCCAGCTAGTACCTACACTAGTTACGAGAACAACCTCAACACTCGCCAACACAACTAGCTTCTTCTCGCTCTGCGACTTTAAGTTTGGCAAGCCAGTTTCAATCAAGAATACCCCGCAACTCGCAGCTCTCGGCAGTGAACTTGCAAGAAGAACATATGAGACCAACGGCAACTACGTTGTCTATCCATTCGTTCTCTCTACCGAGTCAAAGCCTTCTACCGATGCAAACGTAGCCACATACAATAACTTAGTCTCTTCTCGAGGCCTAGGCTACGTCGAGGGTTATAGAGTCGAGTTCGTTAATAACAACAAAGTAGACCTAAGAAAAGGCACTGACTACGAGACGTTAACCGGTCAAGTAGTGAGCGCTAACTTTGGTAACTACATCTTTGTTAATGACTACTGCGGTGAATTTGATACAGGTGACAGTATCGTAAAGCTCGAGCTACACAGTGTAGCTAAGAATGCTCTATACGGCGGTACGTTCCTCTCAGGCTACTCATCATCTACTAAAATTGGTACAGCATACGCCCGCGGTATGGTCTATGATTCTGGAACTATCGGTTCTTGGACAGGTCAATACAGACTCTATCTCTTCAACATCCAGATGCTTCCGGGATACAACTTCTCTGCGGTTCAAAGCGTCATCTCTTACAACGGAAGCTCTATGCTAGGAGTTGCCGACGTTGTACAGACATACAACGCTCAGTCAAACACATATGTAACTACCCTACAGCAGGGTAAGTACACAAACATGATCTATCCGATTGGTCAGAAAGCGATCAAGGTAGATGGATTCAATAACATCAGCTATGTTTACAGAGCGAGAAGCAACTCATCGTTCGCGAACGTAAGCTCATCTACTGCTACTATGACCTTATCTCTTCCAACACTTCATGGTACCGCCACTGAAGTTATGGACCACACCGGAACACTTACCGGATCTTCGACATATCCATTCTTAGTTATCCCATCATCAGATGGCTTTACCTATGCTAAGAGTGGAACTGTCGCGGTGACGACTACATCTTCTAACGTTGGATCTTCTAACGTTGTTGGTACTTCTACTTCGTTCTTATCTGAGTATATGGTAGGCGACTGGATCTACTTTAACTCGGTAAAGAAAGAGATCTCTTTCATCGCAAACAACACGTTCTTGCAGGTCAGAGTTCCTTAC